CGTAACCGGCTTTTGCGACGTCCAGAAGGACCGCCTCGAGATCCAGGTCAAAGCCTGGGGCCGCCGCAAAGAAAACTGGTGCATCGACTACGAGGTGATCGACGGCGACACTTCACGCCCCGAGGTCTGGGACAAGCTGACCGCGTTTCTGGGCCACTCGTATCACCACGAGAGCGGCGTCGATCTGCCGATGATCAGGTTCGGAATCGATTCAGGCTACGCCACCCAGGAAGTTTATGCCTGGGCGCGCAAGCAGGGACCGGGTCGAATCATGGTCACGAAGGGCCAGGATTCAGGCGTCGCCATTGTGGGGCAGCCGAACCGAACAGATGTAAGAGCCGACGGCAAGCTCCTCAAGCGCGGCATCAGGGTGTGGCCAATCAATGTGAGTGCGCTGAAGAGCGAACTCTATGGCTGGCTGAGGCTCGAAAGGCCGACCGCCGCGGCCCTCGCAAAGGGAGAAGTATTTCCGCCCGGCTACTGCCACCATCCGGCATTCGATGAAGAGTTCTTCCGTCAGCTCACCGCCGAGGAGCTCATAACCCGCATCGTGAAGGGTTATCGCAAGCAGGAATGGGTCAAGCGGCGCGAACGTAACGAGGCTTTGGACACCGCGGTCGGCAATCGCGCGGCGGCTTCGATGTTCGGGATCGATCGATTCGGCGACAAGCAGTGGGCGGACCTCGAAGCGCAGATCGCAGACCGGGCACGACCGGCCGCCACGGTACCGGCGCCGGATGAACAGGTTTCTCCACCGCCTCCGCCGCCGGTTGTGGTGATCGAGAAGGCGGAAGAACGCCGCGGTGGCGACGGATGGCTCGGCCCCCGAAAACGAAATTGGCTGGACAGGTAAAAACATGGCTTTCACGCAAGGGCAGCTCGACAATCTTGAAACCGCGATCGCCACAGGCTCGCTTTCCTGCGAATTCGACGGGAAACGGGTGCAATATCGCTCGCTCGATGAAATGATGCGGATCCGCGAAACCATCCGCGGATCCCTCGGTCTGATCTCGCCCGCGAACCGCTTCAGTCTCGCCGGATTCACCAAAGATTCCTCTCAGCCGACACCCAGCACTTTCCCCGATCCGTTCGGGTCAAACATAATCGGCTGAACGTAGCCGAGACCCAATAAATACAGGGGTTTCACGTGACACCCTCTAAGTCAACTTCTAGCCCAACAAATGACTCCTAACTGGATCGATAAGGCCGTCTCGTTCTTTGACCCGCAAGCCGGACTGAAACGGATCCGCGCGCGCGCAGCGGCCGAGTCGATGCTTCGTTACGAAGGAGCGCAGCGCGGGCGCCGTACAGCGAACTGGATGGCGACCGGAACCTCCGCGAATGCGGAAATCGGTCCAGACCTACCTTACCTGCGTTCCCGTAGCCGCGATCTGGTCCGAAACAATCCGCTGATGCGCAAAGCGCTCCGGGTGCTCGTCGCGAATACAGTTGGTTCCGGACTCAGGCCCGAAGCCGATACCGGCAATCCGGCGCTCAATGCTTCGATCGACACCGCTTTTGACGTCTGGTCGAAAGAATGCGACGCCGATGGCCAACTCGATTTCTACGGCCTCCAGCAGCTGATTGATCGCTCTGTCAAAGAGTCCGGCGAAGTGATCGTTCGGGACCGGTATCGGTATGCGGCCGATGGCTTCCACGTTCCCTACCAGTTGCAAGTCCTCGAAGCCGATTACATCGACAGCAATCGCCAGTGGTGGCCGAACGAATTCAAAGGCGCCACAATCGCCGGCGTCGCTTTCGACGTTTTGGGTACCCGTAAGGCTTATTGGCTTTTCCCGTGGCATCCCGGCGACGTGGTGAAGAGCGTGAATGACGGCTTCGTTTCACGGCTCATCTCTGCCGATCAGGTCACTCACATCTACGAGAAGGAAAGGCCCGGTCAGGTCCGCGGGGCGCCATGGTTCGCCTCGATCCTGATCCCGGCTTACGATCTCGACGGCTATGAAGACGCCGAGCGGATGCGCAAGAAGATCGAGGCCTGCCTTGCCGTATTCGTCCAGCAGGCCGAGGGCATCGAAGGCAGTCCGATCTCGACCACGTCAACCGATGCGAAGACGGGCAACCGAATCGAGACTCTCGAGCCCGGCATGATCGAATACACGAAACCCGGCGAAACGATCGCCGTGGCAGCTCCGGCCGCGACCGGCGGCTACGGCGAATACGTCACCAAGCAGCATCACATTCAGGCCGCGGGCGCCGGCGTGATGTACGAGCAGATGACAGGGGACTTGTCGCTGGTGAACTACTCGAGCTTCCGCGCCGGCCACATTGAATTCCGCGCGGACGTCGCCGCCTACCGATCTAAAACCCTGATCCCGATGGGCCTGCAGCCGATCTGGAACAAGTTCATTGATGCGGCGTTCGCCGCCGGAAAGATCAAGGCCGTGAATTACGGCTGCAAATGGACTGCGCCCGCATGGCAGTCTGTCGACCCCGAAAAGGACGCAACCGCAAACCTGATCGAAGTCAGGACCGGCCGCAAGACCTGGCCCCAGATGGTGACCGAAGCCGGACTGGATCCGGATAAGCAGCTGGCGCAAATCGTCGAAACGAACAAAGACCTGGACGCCAACGGCGTGGTCCTCGACTGCGATCCGCGCGCGGTCGATCGACAGCGCGGCGCGTTCCAGGTGAAGCAAACGGAGGCCGTAGTTGGAAAAGACAACTGAAGAAAAAACTAAGCAACCGAAAGAGCTCGAATGGCTCCGAGCCACTATCGAACCCGTTGTGCGTCTTGCCGCGGCTGCCGCTGAAGACGACGATGAGGATCTTACCGCCGATCTCACTTTCTACACCGGCGCCTCGGTCCAGCGTGTCGATTACTGGAGCGGCGACAAATACACGCTGGCCTTCTCGATGGAACCCGGCGCATGCAATCTCGCCCGCCTGAACAGCGGCGCGCCGATGCTGAATAACCACAACAGCTACGACCTTTCGGACGTGGTTGGAGTGGTGGAAAGCGGGTCGATCGAGAACGGAATCGGCAAAGCCAGCGTGCGATTTTCGAATCGCCCTGAGCTGGCGGGCATCCGCGCCGACGTCAAAAACAAGATCATCCGCAATGTGTCGATGGGCGCGAAAATCAACAAGCTCAAAGACGTCACCCCGGAGAATTCGAAGCAAAAATCATATCTCGCCACGGATTGGGAACCGATGGAAATCTCCATCGTGCCCATCCCGGCGGACGCGGGGGCAGGGTTCCTCTCGCACCAAAATGTCGAACCCACGATCGAACGGGCAGAAACAGCCCTGAAGGAGACTAATATGGACGAAAAAGAAGTCACCAGGCTGGCCGCAGTCGAAGTTGCCCGTCTTGACGCAATCCGCGTTGAAGCATTGAAAGTCGAAGCTGCCGCGGCAGCCGTGACCGCCGAACGCGCTCGCGTGTCGACGATTGAACTGGCCTGCAAGCCGTTCGCCGCTTTGTCCGCGGACTTCCGCGCCGAGCTGATCTCCAGCGGATCCACCGTGGAAGTTGCCGGCGCGAAGATCCTCGACAAACTCGCCGAACTGAGTCAGAAAGATCCGACCCAGGGCAATGTGGGAATCACCCGCGACCAGGCCGATACGGTTCGCCTGCAGGCGGAAAACGCATTGCTTCACCGGTTCCAGCCGGACACGTTCAAGCTCGAAGCCGGGCGCGAATTCCACGGGATGACGCTGCTCGAGATGGCCAAAGACGTCATCGGACGTAACGGCAAGAGCACCCGCGGCATGTCTAAGCACACGGTCGTGGAGCTGGCCTTTCAGGGCACCACCGATTTCACCAACATTCTCGCGAATGTGGCCAATAAGACGCTGCGCATGGGCTACAACGCCGAGCCGCAGACCTTCGGTGTCATAGCCAAGCGCGGCACGATTGTCGATTTCAAGCCGGTCAACCGGACGCAGATCGGCGATGTCAACACGCTGAAGCAGATCGGACCGCAGGGCGAGTTCACCTACACGAAGGTCACCGACGCGAAGGAAACCTATTCGCTCGCCACCTTCGGCACCATCTTTGCGGTCAACCGCCAGACGCTCATCAATGACGATCTGGGCGCCTTCACCCGCATACCGGAATCTCTCGGCCGAGCAGCTCGCCGCATGGAATCCGATACCGTGTGGGCAGTCGTCACCGCCAACGCGAACATGGGCGACGGAAACGCGCTCTTTAGCACCACCCACGGGAACCTGATCGGCACCGGCGCCGGAACGCTGATCAGCGTGGCCGCTCTCGGTACCGCGCGGCAGAAAATGCGCGTGCAGACCGGCCTCAACGGCGTCGGGTACCTCAACCTGACCCCGAAATACCTGGTCGTGCCCACCGCGCTCGAAACGGTCGCGCAACAGTTCACGGTGCAAACCAACATCATCGTGACCCAGCAGTCCAACATCAACCCGGTCGGGCCCACGCTGGTCGTTGTGCCGGAGCCCCGTCTGGATGCCAACAGTACCGCCAACTGGTACCTGTTCTCGGATCCGGGGATGATCGACACCATCGAGTACTCCTACCTGGAAGGCCAGGAAGGCGTTTACCTCGAAACCCGCATGGGCTTCGACGTGGACGGCATGGAGCTCAAAGCACGCGAAGACTTCGCGGCCAAAGCTCTCGACTGGCGCGGCATGGTGAAAAACACCTAAGCAGCGGCGGGCGCGCTTCCTCAACCGGACGCGCCCACTTCCCGCAGACTTCGAAATTTCAGGAGAAAAGAAAATGCAGAATTTCATTCAAAAAGGCGGCACAGTCGTCGGGACCGCCCCTTATGCAGTCAGCAGCGGCGGAGGTGCTCTCATTGGCCGGCGCTTCGGCGTCGCGACCGATACCTACGCGCTGTCCGCAGTCGGGGAGTTCCTTACCGAGGGTGTTATCGACATCGCCAAAGACACCAGCACCTTCGCCGACGGCGCGAATGTCTATTGGGACAACACCAACAAGGTGGCCACCTCGCTCACGGGCTCCGCGTATGTCGAGATCGGCACGGCCGCGTTGGTGCTCATCGATGGCACGGTTGCCCTCGGCGGGGCGTCTGGCGACGCGACAGTCCGAG